CTATGGCGCATACGCCATGAAACCATAAGGTAACATAATGAAACTCATTAAAGAAATTACCGAATCAGTTAGTTATTTAACTGAAGAAAAAGATGGCAAAAAGACCCTTTTTATTGAGGGTCCTTTTTTAGTTGCTGAAGCCGTTAACAAAAACAAACGCATGTACAAAGAAGAAACAATGCGTAATGAAGTTAAACGTTACAGTGAAGAATACATTAATAAAAACCGTGCCTTTGGTGAACTGGGACACCCAGACACCCCATCTATTAACCTTGACCGTGTATCACATTTAATTGTAGGTTTACGTCAAGAGGGAAATGCTTGGATAGGCAAAGCAAAAATTCTTGAAACGCCGATGGGTAACATTGCAAAAAACCTTATTGAAGGTGGCGCACAACTAGGTGTGTCATCAAGAGGTATGGGTTCTTTGAAAATGGAAAACGGAATCAACGTTGTTCAAGGGGACTTCCATCTAGCCACAGCGGCAGATATTGTAGCAGACCCTTCCGCACCTGGTGCTTTTGTACAAGGAATTATGGAAGGCAAAGAATGGATGATGGTCAATGGTGTATGGACTGAGTATCAGTACGAAGAAGCTAAACAAGAAATCAAACAAGCATCACGTAAAGAAATCGAACAAGTAAGTCTACGCATTTGGGAATCATTTGTCAAAAAACTTTAATTATAAATATCCAATATAAAATCAAGGAGATTTTCAAAATGGCAAAATTTAATCTGTCAGAAGCCGCTAAAGCAATTCTAACTGAAGGTGCAAAAGAGAATTTAGATTCTTCTGTTTCTTCTAAAAGAGGTGGCCAAGATAAACCACAAAGACTAAACCCAGCAGTTGCTTATGGCACAAAAGATGTTGGACAAATTGGCACAGCACCTAACGATGTTAATGACGATGCACCCGAATATTCAAAAGGTGTACCATCTGCAACACCACCTGGAGCCACACCACCTATTGGTCAACAACCAAAAATGAAATTAGCACACCAGCTTGGTCAAGATACTGCCGGTGATGCTGAAGGATCTGGAAAAGATATGGGTTCACATCAAGGTTCAGAATCATCTTACGAAAATATTCGTGACCGTATCAAAGCTAAGTTGGCAAAACAAACAATGCAACCAAATCCTGGTGCAATGACTCCTTATGTTCCTGAAGAAGTTGAATCTGATGATGAAGAATTCTTTGAAGAAGAGGAAGATGAACAAATGCAAGAAGCCTCTAATGCTTACATACCGCATCATAGCTCTAATGCTTACACACAGACATCTGGCTACCCGGCGTTCAAGAAAAAGAAGCCTGCGTCAAAAGAAGTTGCCAAGGTAGCCGATACAATGAAAAAAGAAACAATGAAAGAAAAAATGAAAGAAGATATGCACGCTCTATTAGGTGATGAAAATCTTTCAGAAGAATTTGTTTCCAAAGCAACTACAATTTTTGAAGCGGCCGTTATTTTTCGTACAGAATCAATCTTGGAAGATATTCAAGCAGAATTGTACGAACAGTTTGAAGAAGCTGTAGAAGAAGTTAAAGAAGATTTGGCTACCAAAGTTGATGATTACATGAACTATATGGCTGAAGAATGGATGAAAGAAAATGAATTGGCAGTTGAAAAAGGTCTACGTGCAGAAATCGTGGAAGACTTTATCACTGGCCTAAAAGGTTTGTTTGAAGAGCACTACATTGATATTCCAGAGGAAAAAGTTAACGTTGTTGAAGAATTGACAACCCGTGTAGAAGAATTAGAAGAATCTTTGAATGAACAAATCAATGCGTCAATTCAACTTAAAAAAGAATTAAACGAAAAAATTAAAACAGAGGCTATACATGCAGTATGTGAAGGCCTAACGCAGACCCAAGTGGAGAAAATGAAACAACTCGCAGAGAGTGTTGAATTTACTTCAGAAGAAGAATTTGCAGACAAAGTTGTTACTATAAGAGAATCTTATTTTGAGAACCAAGTGAAATCTGCCGATAGTTCTGCATTAAATGAAGAAATTACAGTTGAAGAAGAAGAAAAGAAATTCGTTTCTACTGATCCTGCAATTGCTCAATACGCACAATCAATCTCTAAATCATTGGTTAAATAAATAAAATTTACCAATAAAAGATACTTACAAGGAGACACTCATGTATCTAACAGAAGAACTACAGAAAAAATGGCAACCAGTTCTGGAACATCCAGAACTAGAAGCGATTAAAGATCCATACAAGAAAGCAGTTACTGCTCTTGTTTTGGAAAACCAACAACAAGCTATGCAACAAGATGCACAAGCTTTGAATGAAACTGCATACACATCAGCACCTACAAACATTGCTAGTGGCGTTTCTAACTACGACCCAATCTTGATTAGCTTGGTTCGCCGTGCTCTACCAAACTTGATTGCTTATGATGTTTGCGGCGTTCAGCCAATGACAGGTCCAACAGGTTTGATTTTCGCAATGCGTGCTCGTTACAACAACCAATCTGGTTCAACAGCTAACGCAAACGAAGCATTCTTCAACGAAGCAAATACACAGTTCTCTGGTGCTAACTCATCAACTAACTTGTATGGTTTCCGTGGAAGTTTAAGCAACTCTGACGTTAACGCTAACACAGTTCAAGACTTTACTGCTAACTCTATCACAACTGGTATTGGTATCACTACAGCTAACGCTGAACAATTAGGTGTTGATGCTGCTGTTAACCCATTCAACCAAATGGCATTCACAATTGAGAAAGTTACTGTAACTGCTCAATCACGTGCTTTGAAGGCTGAATACTCACTAGAATTAGCACAAGACTTGAAAGCAATCCATGGTTTGGATGCTGAAACAGAATTGTCAAACATTCTATCTACAGAAATTTTAGCTGAAATCAACCGTGAAGTTATTCGTACAATCTACGCAACTGCTGTTACCGGTGCTCAATACGGTACTACAACTGCTGGTACATTCGACTTAGACACTGACTCTAACGGTCGTTGGTCTGTTGAACGTTTCAAAGGTTTGATTTTCCAAATTGAACGTGATGCTAACGTTATTGCAAAACAAACACGTCGTGGCAAAGGTAACGTGATGATTGTATCATCTGACGTTGCTTCCGCTATGGCAATGGCTGGTGTTCTACAATATACACCTGCTCTACAAGCTGACTTGCAAGTTGACGATACAGGCAACACATTCGCTGGTTTGTTACACGGTCGTATCAAGGTCTATATTGACCCATACTTCGGTGGTTATACAGCTAACCAAGAATTGGTTACAATTGGTTACAAAGGTTCATCACCTTATGACGCAGGTATTTTCTACTGCCCATACGTTCCTCTACAAATGGTTCGTGCAGTTGACCAGTACACATTCCAACCAAAAATTGGATTCAAGACTCGTTACGGAATGGTTGCAAACCCATTCGCAACTGGTTTGACAACTGGTAACGGTGCATTGAACGCACGTAGCAACGTCTACTACCGTATTTTCAAAGTTACAAACTTGATGTAATACGAAGCCACCGCAGAGTGGTGCTTAAGAAGGACCCTTCGGGGTCCTTTTTTTTGGCTCCTAAATAGTATAGAGGAGATAATATGTCAGTAAAAAACAGAAATCCACAAAATACAAATCTATTACAACCAACAAAATATCTGTTGTCATTCAAACGAATCAATACAGTAGTTTATTTTTGTCAGTCTGTTAATATACCATCTATAAAATTGGGTGAAGTTATACGTGCCACTCCATTTTTGGACATGTATTCTCCTGGTACCAAATTGGATTATGGTTTATTGGATATTGAATTTGTAATTGATGAGGAAATGAAATCTTGGAAAAATTTATATGATTGGTTCATTTCAATTGCTGATCCGGATGGGTTTGAAAAAAGAAGTTACAAAGAAGAATTACAAAGGAGTGAACATTTTTCTGATGCCACTTTAACTGTTCTATCCAATTTGAATAATCCTTTGATTAAAATTAATTTTAGAAATTTATTTCCAATAACCTTAGGTGATATTAATTTTGATACTAAATCATCTGCCGATAATATTATAACTGTTTCGGCATCTTTTAGGTACGAATCATATAATTACTTGACAGCTTAATATTAATATGTTATAATGTAACTTTATTGCCACTTTGAATAATTATGGAAAATCTTGAACAAATATTAAAATACTGGGACACAGATTCAAATATGGATCAAACAGAACCCAGTAAAGAACTACTAAAGATACCTGTCTTGCACAGTAAATATCTAAACATTCTAACCAAACATAAGATTGCATCAAAAAAGGCTCACTTTGATTATCTACGTATGCGTAAGATTAAATGGGAATACTTTACTGGTAAAATGTCTAAAGAAGAACTGGATGAATATGGATGGGAACCATTTCAGTTTGCATTGAAATCTGACATTAATACATACTTAGAAGCTGACGGTGATTTAATCAAACTGTTGGAAAAGAAAGTCTACCACGAAGAAGCCATATCGGTTGTTGAATCTATTATGTCTGAACTCAAACAAAGAACGTGGCAGTTAAGAGATTTTATTTCATGGGAAAAATTTGTAAATGGACAGTGATATTGTTATTGTTAAAAAAGACGAGGTGTATGCCAAGATAACTTGTGAACGAGATGTGGCAAGAGAGTTATCAGAATACTTTACATTCTTTGTTCCTGGTCACCAGTTTGTTCCAGCATTTAGAAATAAAATTTGGGACGGCAAGATACGTCTTTTCAATCTACAGACACAACAGTTATATCTTGGACTTACCAGTTACTTACAAGAGTTTGCAGATGAACGACAATACTTTATTGATTGGGGCGACATCAAATTACAAGATGAATACTCCATATATCACTTCAACAAGTTTGCGGAGTCATTGAATCTACACTCACAAGGCAAACCAATTCAGGTTAGAGACCATCAACGTAATGCTTTCATTCATGCGATACAACATCGTAGAGCATTATTGTTGTCTCCAACCGCCTCAGGTAAGTCCTTAATCATTTATTTGTTGTTCAGACAACTACTAGACTATCAGAATCTCAAAGGCCTTATAATCGTTCCTACGACTTCCTTGGTGGAACAACTGTATTCTGACTTTGCAGACTATTCATCACACAATGGTTTTCTGGTTGAAGATGCAGTGCATAGAATTTATCAAGGCAAAGATAAAGTATCTGATAAACCATTAATTATTTCCACATGGCAGTCATTATATACGATGCCAGCCAGTTACTTTGAACAATTTGATTATGTAATTGGTGACGAAGCACATCTGTTCAAAGCACAGTCTCTTACAACCATAATGACTTCAGCCAATAAAACTAAATATAGAATTGGATTAACTGGTACTTTAGACGGCACCAAAACACATAAACTGGTACTTGAAGGTCTATTTGGTGCAGTAGAAAAAGTTATCACCACAAAAGAATTGATTGACAACAAACAATTGTCTGACTTTCAAATTAAATGTCTGGTATTAAGGCATCCAGATGATGTGGTAGAAAGAATGAAAGATGCAACGTACCAAGAAGAAATAGAATATTTAATTTCAAATCAAAATAGAAATAGGTTTATTAGAAATCTTGCAATTAGTTTAGGTACGAATACACTTATATTATATCAAATGGTTGAAAAACATGGTCAAATCCTTTATAATGATATATTAGAAAAAGCTAACGGCCGTAAGGTCTTTTTTATACATGGTAAAGTAGACACGGATGACCGAGAGGAAGTCCGTAGAATTATGGAGATAGAAAATGATGCTATTGTTGTTGCTTCTTTTGGTACTTTCAGTACCGGTATTAATATTCGGAACTTGCACAACGTTATTTTTGCTTCGCCTAGCAAAAGTAGAGTACGAAACCTCCAGTCTATTGGACGAGGACTAAGACAAAGTGAAGGCAAAGAAATGGCTACTTTGTATGATATTGCAGATGATATGAGATATAAAAAACATATGAACTTCACGTTAAAACATTTTGTTGAGAGGGTGAAAATTTATAATGAAGAAAATTTTTCTTTTAAGATTTACAACATAGGACTTAAAAATGGATGAAGTAAAGATTGTTAGATTCAAAGATGGGCTTGATGTTATTTGTTATTTTGATAGCCAGAATAATGAGGTAGTCGAGGTCAAAGAACCTATGATGTTTGAAGTAAGAAACATGAATCTGGTAATGCAACAATGGCTTCCAATTGCCATGATTAAAGAGAATCGTGCTTCTGTTAAGTGGGAAGATATTCTTTGTATTATGGAACCAAGTGATGACTTTAAAGAGTATTTTCACACTACCGTGGAGAAAGTAAATGGCTCACTTGAGAAAAAGAAGAATGCTTCTACTGATGAAGAAAAGGAATATATGCTGGAGGTTTTAAGTGCTTTGGATGAAATGGATAATACAAAGAACTTAAAATTACACTAAACATCATGGGGGCTACATACGAAATATAACATTTGTCAAGCCCTTTGTCAACAACTTTTTATGGTACATTTGAATGAGTAAACCTAAACATTATATTAATAATCAAGATTTTCTAAAGGCCTTAACGGATTACAAGGCATCTTGTGCAATTGCCGAAAAAGAAAATACACCAAAACCTAAGATACCAAACTACATCGGTGAATGCTGGATGAAGATTGCGGAAGGTTTATCTCACAAACCAAACTTTATCAACTACAGTTACCGAGATGAAATGATTTCGGATGGTATTGAGAACTGTCTCATGTACTTTGAAAACTTTGATGAAACAAAATCTTCCAACCCATTTGCATACTTCACACAGATAATTTACTTTGCATTCCTACGCCGAATACAAAAAGAAAAGAAACAACTATACGTCAAGTATAAAGCCACAGAGATGTATGGTATTCTGGATGAATTTGAAATGATGGAATCTGAAGATGGTTCTACAAGGCAATTTGAACTCTATGACAATATTGCCGAGTTTATAGAAACATATGAAGATGCCAGAACAGCAAAAAAGGCAGAGAAGGACGCCTTGAAGAAATCAAAAGGCCTTGAAAAATTTATTGAGGAGTGATTATGAAAGTTGGATTTACTTGTTCCACATTTGATTTGTTCCATGCAGGTCATGTGATGATGTTAAAAGAGGCAAAGACTCAATGTGACCATTTAATTGTAGGTTTACAGATTGATCCTACGATTGATAGACCTGGTGTTAAAAACAAACCTGTACAAACAGTATTGGAAAGATTTATACAGGTACAGGCTTGTAAGTTTGTTGATGAAATTATACCATATGCCACTGAAAAAGAATTGATGGACATATTGACTTCTTATCCAATTGATGTTAGAATCGTTGGTGAAGAATATAGAGATAAACAATTAAC